GAAACCCAACTTTGCGATGAGTTCCAATTCTTCTTCTAATCTATTTTCGTATGCTGTGCCGTCTGGTAATTGTCTGACAAATTTGCTAATAAGTATTTCAAGTTCTCTAAATCGTGTTTCCATGTTGTGCCTATATGTGCCATAAGTCTTTTATTTATTGGGCAAGGTTACCAATATGAAAAAAACTAGCGTAAAAAACTTGACTTTGTTGCACATTCATATATAATAATTACTAACATAGGAGAAAATATGACTTCACGAACCTTTTCAGCAGAAGCTAAAATCAAATTGACCCAACTCATTAACGAGGGTATGGCAGTACTACATGAGATTGAAACACTAAACGGTGGTTTAACCGATACGATTAAAGCAGTTGCAGAAGAACTAGAGGTAAAGCCCAGTGTGCTTAAGAAAGCAATTAAAGTTGCACATAAAGCAAAATTGGGTGAAACTAATAAAGAAAACGAAGATTTAAATACTATTTTGGAGACAGTTGGTAAAACTCTATGAGTTATGTGGATGCCATTCACGACCGTGATAGTGACAGAATTTTTGTTGTAGAACGTACACCAGAAGGTAAACGTACATATAACGAATTTTCTGCCAATTATACATTATATTATGCTGATCCTAAAGGGAAGTTCCGTAGCATTTATGGTGATCCAGTAAGTAAGTTCAATACAAGAAAACGTAGTGAATTTGAAAAAGAACGTAGGATTCATGGTAACAAAAAGCTTTTTGAAAGCGATGTAAACGTTGTATTTCGTTGTCTTAGTGAAAACTATTTAGGTGTTGAACCGCCTAAACTTCATACATGTTTCTTTGACATTGAGGTAGACTTTGATCCTGATAAAGGCTTTAGTCCTACAAGTGATCCCTTTAATCCTGTAACTGCAATTAGTATGTACTTGGATTGGCTTGACCAATTAGTAACATTGGTTATTGCACCAATGCATATGAGCCCTGAATCTAGTACTGAGATATGCAATCAGTTTGAAAACTGTATTGTATTCCCAAATGAAACTGAAATGTTTACAACATTCTTTCAACTCATTGAAGATGCGGATGTGTTGACTGGTTGGAACTCAGAGGGATACGATATACCATATATGGTTAATCGTGTTACAAGAGTTATGAGTAAGGACGATACACGTAAGTTTTGCTTATTGGGTCAGTTCCCTAAACAAAGAACATATGAACGGTTCGGTAAAGAAGAGGTTACATATGACTTAGTTGGTCGTATTCACATGGACTATTTGCAGTTGTATAAAAAATACAACTATGAAAGTCGCCATAGCTATAAGCTTGACTTCATTGGTGAAATGGAAGTCGGTGAGAATAAAACACAATACGAAGGTACTCTTGACCAATTGTACAATAAAGACTTTAAACGTTTCATTGAATACAATCGTCAGGATACAATGCTATTGGTTAAAATTCATAACAAGCTTAAATTCTTAGACCTAGCTAATGCTCTTGCACATGAAAACACTGTGCTATTACCAACAGTAATGGGTAGTGTTGCTATGATTGAAATGGCAATTATGAACGAAGCACATGCTAGAGGTATGGTAGTTCCAGATAAACAACGAAAGGAAGGTACATCAGATGGTCAACAAGCGGCAGGTGCCTATGTTGCTACGCCCAAGAAAGGAATCCACGAATGGGTCGGAGCAGTTGATATCAACTCGCTCTACCCGTCAGCTATCCGCGCTCTTAACATGGCGCCAGAAACCATTGTCGGACAAGTCAGACAAACACTCACAAATCAATACATGAAAGACAAGGGTGCAAAACTAGCCCGTGAAAAGAAGTATTATAAGGAAGGTGATGATGACGTAACAGGTGCTATACTATGGGAAGGATTGTTTGGTAGCCTAGAATATGAAGCTATTATGAAACAAGAACGTGGTACCATACTTACACTTGACTTTGAAGATGGACGTAGCGAAGAAATGAGTGCGGCAGAGATATGGAAACTTATCTTTGATAGCCATAAACCTTATATCATAAGTGCAAACGGTACTATTTTCAGACATGATAGTGAAGGTGTTATCCCAGGTCTACTTACACGTTGGTATACAGAACGTAAAAGTATTCAAAAACAAGCCAAAGAAGCATATGGCACTGACATGTACGAGTATTATGATAAACGTCAGTTGGTTCGCAAGATTTTGCTTAACAGTGCATATGGTGCATTGTTGAACGAACATTGTAGATTCTATGATAAACGTATTGGTCAAAGTGTTACATTAAGTGGTCGTCAAATTGTTAGACATATGATGAGTACGATTAACGAGGTCGTTGAAGGTACCTATGATCATAATGGTAAAGCAATTGTTTATGGTGACACAGATAGTTGTTACTTTACTGCATACCCTATATTACATTCACAAATAATAAATGGTGAATTGAATTGGAGTAAAGAATCATGTGTAGAATTATATGATGCTATTGCTGAACAGGCAAACGAAAGCTTTCCTGCATTCATGGAACGTGCATTTCATGCACCAAGAAAGAATGGTTCAATTATCAAAGCAGGACGTGAACTTGTAGGTGACCGAAGTCTTTTCATTACTAAAAAACGTTATGCTATCAATATCTATGATAAAGAGGGTAAGCGTAAAGACGTTAATGGTAAAATGGGTGATATCAAGGCTATGGGTCTTGACTTAAAACGTGCAGATACTCCTAAATACGTGCAAGAGTTTTTAATGGATGTACTTACAATGGTTCTTGCTGGTAAAACTAAAGAAGATGTTATTGACCGTATCAAAACATTTAAAATAGAACTAGGTAAACAAGATAGTTGGACTAAAGGTAGCCCTAAGTCTGTTAACAAACTAACCTATTATGGCGATCTTGAACGTAATAGTAAAACAGGTCGTGCTAATATGCCTGGTCATGTCAGGGCAGCATTGAATTATAATTATCTAAGACAGATTAATAGTGATAATTATTCAATGAAGATTGTTGATGGTATGAAAGTAATCGTTTGTAAATTGCGAAATAATCCTTTAGGATATACAAGCGTGGCTTATCCAACTGATGAACTTAGATTACCAAAATGGTTCTGTGAATTACCATTTGATGATATTGAAATGGAAAGAACATTAGTTGATGAAAAGATTGAAAACTTGCTAGGTGTGCTTGAATGGAACCTTAGGAGTAGTACAGATACAAATTCAACGATTGATGATTTGTTTACATTTGGTTAAACACAAGTTGACAAGTGCAATAAAATCCACTATATTACAGTTTATTATTGCCTAAATAATATTTTACAAAGGAATACAATGAAAGATTTTTTAAATGATTTTATTCAGTATACACATGGTATTGGTGTAATTGAATTAATCAAAGTGAGTGGAACCACTAAAGAAACGCAGATTTCTAGTGTGACCGAAGATAAATCTGTTTTAATTACAGGTACACTTAAAACCCCACATCCTGAGTTTGTAGGTACATTTGGTATGCCTAATCTAGATAAGCTTAAAATTATTTTAAGTTTTGAAGATTATGAAAAGGATTCAATCATTAATGCAGTAAAAGAAACAAGAGACAATGTGGAAAGTTTAACTACAATTCACTTTGAATCTAAGAATAAAACCTTCGTTAATGATTATAGATTGATGAGCAAAGCAATCGTAGAGGATAAGATTCCTACTTTTGCGTTTAAAGGTACAACTTGGGATGTAGAGTTTGAACCAAGTATTGTTGGTATTCAACGTTTCAAGCGACAAGCAAGTGCATTAAGTGATACCCCACACTTTATTGCTAAGACAGATAACGGTGATTTACGTTTCTATTTTGGGGATCCTTCTACACATAGTGGTAATTGTGTATTTCATAACGGTGTACAAGGAACATTATCTAAACAATGGAAATATCCTATCAAAGCATTTCAAGCAATTATGGATATTCCTGGCGATAAAGTCTTTAGGTTTAGTGAGCGCGGCGCCGCTGAAATTACCATTGATAGTGGCTTAGCAAATTATAGTTATCTATTTCCAGCACAAACAAAATGATTAAGAACATTACAGGCGGACAATATATCAGTGTTATGAGTGGTTGCAGTAGCTACCCCTACGTAAACATGAGTAATCCTAGTGCAGGCATGATGCGTTACAACGGTAACAATCAAAATATGGAAGTTTACGATGGCAGTAGTTGGATGACCATTTCAGGTAATTCAGCTATGGTAGATTTAAATAATGATGCTAAAGAATTGCTTGAATGGGCTAGAGTCAAACGGGCAGAAGAACAATATTTAGAGACAGAAGCAGAACGTAATCCTACTATAAAAGATTTAATTAATCAACGTAAAGAC